TTAGTGGTGCTGTGCAACCTGATAAAGGTCTTGGAAGACAAACAACAATGAAGGTTCACCTTGCACAGTTTGGGGACGGTTATGAGCAAAGAATTGCAGACGGTATAAATACAAAACAACAAACAATCCAAGTTGCTTTTTCTACAAGACCAAAAGCAGAGATAGATGATTTAGTTGCATTTTTTGAATCTTTAAATGGTGTAACTAAGTTTCGTTTTGATTTAGAAGACAGTAACGAAGGATCAAGTACTGAAAGTATTTTTTGTGTATGTGATACTTGGAATCAGACTTGGGCATATGAAAATTTTTATACTTTAACAGCAACTTTTAGACGAGTGTATGAATCATGACAAACTCCTTAATTAATGACTTTCAGCAACCCGCTGTCAGTTCTCCCTTAGTAGAATTATATGAAGTAGAAAAACCAAATGGTACTTTTGCTTATATAACTCGTGGAGAAGATAGTGATGGTAGTAATCTACAAATGTATGATTATGATTCAAATAGTACTCTTAGGACTTATAGTCCTATCTCCATTGCTGCAACAGGTTTTGAAATAAAAGTAACAGGAGCTATAGCACGACCTACCTTTACTGTATCAAATGTTGGAACAACATTTTCAACTTTAGTAGGAACTTCAGATTATGACTTATTATTAGGTAAGAAAGTAATAAGAAGATTAACTCTTAAAAAATATTTACAAGGAGAAGGTTCAGATCCGGGTTCAGGAAATACACCAATAGAGTTTACTCGTCAAGTATGGACAATTAGTAGAATTGTAGAAAGAGATGCAACACAGCTTACTTTTGAGCTTGCTGCTCCCTTTGATTTACAAGGAGTACATATACCTGCAAGAGAGATAGTATCTAATGCTTGTCCTTGGGAATATACAGGTGCAAGTCCAGATTACAGTGAACATGAAAAATGTGGTGGGTGTAGTTGGCATAGAGAGGGAAAATATACAAGACATAATTATACTCCTGCAGGAGATGCACCAGACGGAACAGAATTTACAGTCTATGTAACAATTGATAATGAATACATAGTACCCGCAAGTGGAACTTTTACAGATTATACAGCTGCTTCTAGTAGTACAAGTTTTGCTTTAAATGACTATGTAAAAACAACAAATGGAACAGCAACAAGAGCAAATGCAGACGGAACTTTCACATCAGAAACAATTAATCAATATTGGATTGTAAATACAGCAGGAACAAAAACAGCATTAGGAACACCAAGTGACTCTAATGCAAAATTTGATAGAGTAAGAGTGCATCAAGGAGCATATAGTTCTAGTACTACTTATAAAGCATATACTGATGATAGATTAAATGACATTGTTACTCACACAAGTAGTGGAAAAACATTTGTATGGAAAACAAAAGTAACTCATTCAGGAAATGCACCTGGATTTAACTCATTTTGGAAAAGAGCAGATGAGTGCGGAAAAACACTAGAGTCTTGCGGAAAAAGATTTGGATTTAATCCTGTAACTGCTAACTCAGCAACAACAAGAGCAAGAGCGAGTATTAATACAAATGTTACTTTACCTTTTGGAGCTTTTCCAGGATCAAAGAATTTTCAGTGAAACATTTAGATCAAATATTTGAGCAAGCAGCTCAAGAAGCACCCCGTGAAATGTGCGGACTTATTGTAGAGATGAATAACGAAGAAAAATATATTCCCTGCGAAAATAAATCCCCATACGAAAAACAATTTAAAATTGACGAGAAAGTTTTAGGTAAGTATCAATTAATTTCAAAGATAAAATATATTGTCCATAGTCACTATATGCAAGATTGTAAACCAAGTCAACATGATAAAGATATGGCAAAAGTTTTAGGTATACCATATTTAATAGTAAGTTACCCAGATAAAGGAGTAGAAATATATGACCCACGTTAAACTCATGGGAGAATTAGGAGAAAAATTTGGCTCTGAATGGCATATGAATGCTACGAAATTTCGTGATATATTTAAACTTATAGATTGTCAAACTGAAGGTTTCAAGAAATATATTTTAGACTCTGCTGAAAAAGGAATTGATTTTACAGTTTTAAATGGTAAAGACTTAATTGAAGACGGTTTAGATTTACATCTTCTATCCCCCAAAGATACAGTTGTTATTACTCCTGTAGCTTCTGGAGCAGGATCAAGTGATGTTGTAAAAGTTATTGTAGGTGCTATACTATTTTGGTATGGATACCAATACTTATCACAGTTTCTTCCAGGGGGAGCTGGAGGAGGCGGACCTGTTCCACCTCCTAATACTCCTGGCATGACTGTTTCGGGACACGCAGATCTAGTACGTCAACAAACAATACATAATATGGCTAGAATTGGTGTACAATCACTAGGGGTTGGTTTAATGATGTCCGGTGTTACTGGATATTTAACTCCTGATAGTCCATCAGAGGCAGGTGACAGTTATCTTTTTGACGGCCCACAGAATAATGTAAAACAAGGTGTTCCTGTTCCTATTTGTTATGGTCAACTTATTGTAGGCGGAGCAGTAATGAACTTTGGATTTGTTGAAGATAGAGTTGATAATATTATAGTTAGCGGATACGAAAGAGTAAATGCTAATGAAGATAGCCCTCCAGGAAGCTGGGAAGGAGAAACAGGTGGAACATCAGGAGACGATACAGGAAACTCAGGCGGAGACGGAAGAGCGACTGATGGTTCATCAGATGACGGTCAATTATCAAGAGAGGTTAAAAAAGATCATGAAAGCGGTGGCGGGAAAGGACAGGCTCCGGGTAGAGGAAAAGGTAGACCAAAATGAAGAATTTAGGCAAATTTTATAATCTTACAAATAGAGGACAAGCCACAAGTGCTGGTACTTCTTCAGGTATAGTAAATAGTCCAAATGAATACCAAACTGCTGTTGTATATGACGTAGTGTCAGAAGGTCCGATTGAAGGATTAGTACATGGTACTGACTCAATATATTTAAATCAAACTCCAGCAACTATTGGAACAAAAGGAGATGCCTACAATATACGTCATAGCCCTGATGTTACTTATACAGCAAGCACAAATACTGTTGTTGATAATTCAGGAAAATTATTTGCAGGTCTTTCTGTAAATGATGGCGAAAGAACAATAAGAATTGTCGGAGCAAGAAAAAATGCAACAGGAATATTAACCATTAGTGCAGGAAGCACAGTTGTTACAGCTTCTAGTGCTTTCTTTAATACAAGTACAGATGCAAGTTCAAATACTACTGGACAGCATATAAATATTGTAGGAGCAGGTGTTGATGGTGGTATACTAAGAGCCCGAATAGTACAAGTTATTTCAACTACTCAAGCAAGAATAGATAGACCGGCTTCTACTACAGTAAGTAGTGTAGATGCTGACATGGATTTAGTCGCAACGATAGCTTCAATAACAAATGATACTACTGCAGTTGTTTCTACTATTTCTGAGTTTGGCACAACAGATCAAGACTCAACAAATGTTGCTGCCTATATAAGTTCTCCTAAAATAACAGCAGATAACGCAACTATTTATAATCACGAAAACTTTGCCTATGCTTTTATGAACGGTCATAGAGACCAACCTTTTCTTGGCACGTTTAGAGGTATAGGAAGTTCTTCTATAGTACATAGTGCAAATCAAGAAATTACACAAACTGATTTATCTTCTATAACAGGAGCACAAAGTAATGTTACAACTGGAAGCTATACTACTGCTTCTGGAAATGCTACAGCATCTGCTATTACAATTTCTGCAAGTACAATGGGCATTACGAATCAGCCAGAAATAGATAAATTAAAATTAAATTTTAAATTTCCAACAATGATTGCCAGTAAAAAATCAAGTGGAGATGAGGCACCTGCTCATGTAGAATTAAGAATATTTTTAGGATTTAAAAGAGCAGGAGATTCTAGTTTTACAGAAGTATTAGTATTTGGCCCAACAGATTCTTCAATTCAATCAAGACCAAGTCAAAGAAGAACATCTAATTTTGGACAAAAATTTGGCAGAAATAATGGATTTGTACAAGCAGAAACAAAAGCTCCTTTTGTAGAAAGTTTTACAATTGATCTACAAGAGTTTCAACCTTTTAGCGATTTTCAAGTAAAAATAGAAAGAGTTAATCCAGTTAATGCAAGACATGGCGACTATGATCATACAAATCCTTGTACTCTTACATCTATTGAAGCAATTATTACAGATAGACTTTCTTATCCTTTAAGTGCATATGGTGCTGTAATTTTTGATGCACAATCTTTTTCTTCTATCCCAACTCGTGGATATGAAATAAAAGGCTTAAAAGTACAAGTTCCTACAAACTACTTTCCAAAAGGTGAAGGTGGAAGAGTAGTAGGTGAGTATGACAGACACGTAACCACAGGTGCAGATTCAGGCGGATATGTAAATTGGGATGGTAACTTTAGAGGAGATATTGAACAATTTACAGACCCAGATAATGTAAACTATGGAAAAGTTTGGACAGATAATCCAGCATGGATATTCTACGATCTTGTAATAAATGATAGATATGGAATTGGTAAATATATTTCAAAAGACCAAATTGATAAATATGAACTATTTAAAATTGCAAGATATTGTGATGAATTAGTTGATAACGGAAGAGGCGGTACAGAACCAAGATTTACATGTAATTTATACTTACAAGAAAAAGCAGAAGCTTTAAAAGTTTTAAAAGATGTAAGTAGTGTTTTTCGTGGAATGTTATATTGGTTAGACGGTGAAATACAATTTTCACAAAACAGATACCAAAATCCAATTTATACATTTAGTAAATCAAATGTTTTAGGTGGAGTATTTAAATATACCTCATCTAAAGAGCAATATAGAAGTAACCAAATAAGAGTGACTTGGAATGATCCAGAGGCAATGTATAAAAAAGCTGTAGAGATCGTTGAAGATACAAATAACATTTTAGAAACAGGAAGAATTGTAAGTAAAGATGTAGTTGCTTTTGGTTGTACCTCAAGAGGTCAAGCACATAGATTTGGTAAATGGCAAGTTTTAACAGAAATATTAGAAACAGAAGGAGTAAGTTTTAGCACTAGCATTAATGGTGGATTCTTAAAACCTGGTGATGTAGTTTTAATTCAAGATGCAGATGTTGATAATATAAGATATAGTGGAAGACTTAATTCAGGATCTACTACAACTTCAATAAAGATTGATAGTGCAGTAACCTTAGGGTCAACAAATACAAATAAATTATCTATTGTATATCCAAATGGTGGCGCTTATCTCGCACAAGAAAGTGCAACTATTAATAGCGTTGCTTATAAAAGAGGAGATTTAATTACTCAGGCTTTAATTGATGGCACTCTTACAACTTTAGAAACTAGTGCTCAAGCATATAACTCTGAAGATGATAGTGGAAACGTAGTTGAGTTAAATTGGAGTAATGATGCAAGAGTAGAGACTCAAACAATCTCAAGCACCGGTAATTCTGCAACTCTTACAACAGCAGCTTTCTCAAGTGCGCCTCCAGCAGACGCTGCTTGGGCAATTCGTGAAGTAAATTCAGCTGGTGTTCTTCAAGATGGTTCAGCATTACAGTATGTAATCACAAGTGTAAATGAAACTCAGCCTACAGAATATGAAATTCAAGCAATTAAATATGACCCAGCTAAATTTGATTTAGTTGATAGAGGTTATGTATTAGATGTAGGTATAGATACAAATAAACCACCTTCTTATCAGGATTCAGTTCCAGTTCCAAAATCTGTTACTCTATCTCTCAAAAAGAATTTAAACGCAAGTGCAGAAGATAATACTTCAGTAAGTGGTGGAATCTCAAATGTTTTACATGTTTCTTGGCAGCATCCAACAAGTATTCGCAGTGGGGTCTCTTCAAAATATGAACATTTAAGTCATTACGAAATAAGACATAATATGTCAGGTAAAGGAGCATTTGAAAGTCTTAGAGTAGGCAAAGATGATAATTTTATTAATCTACCTCTAACAAACTATGGTGTAGTAACTGTTCAAATAAGAACTGTAAGTACTGCAGGAACAAAATCTGAAGTAGTTCAGAAAAAGTTTGATATATCAAATCAAAGTGCTGGTATCAACACTCAATCAAGAATTGGTTTATTACCAACTGGCGGACAAATAACAAAAGCTTTATCTATAAATACCTCTACTGGACTTCTTTCAGTAGCTTCTTCAACTTATGATTTTATTGCTGCTAATGGTGAGCCTTTTGAGTTTACTGGAACAGGAGTAGGAAACTATCAACAAGCTTTTAATGGAATGGGAGCAAGTGCTTCTGCATATTTAGTATTTGATGCAGATGATACTTCGGATCATTTAAAAGCAATAGAAATAAAAACAGATACTACAGCAGTAGATGCAAATAGCTTACCTTTTAATTTTGAATACTTAGCAGAAGTTGGGGCTTCAAATGATGGATTATCAAGTGCTACAGGCACAGTCTCAATAGCTATAGAAGAAAACACAGTAACAGGAAGTAGTACGACTTTTAGAACTGATTATTCAGTGGGTGACAAAATTGTAATAGATGGTAA